ACATGTAAGTGTGGCATAAACTCTGTGAAGGCCGCTCCTTCCGCAACATCCCAATTACCTTCTAGGAGTTGCTGACGCTGTGTAGGCGGTAAAGCCTGTAGCATTTTTTCGTATCTTCCGTCTGTCGCTAGGTAGGGGTTGTCTTGCAACCTAGCGGGTATGAATTTCCGTGTTAAACCATCTGCGCCTTCAAAGGACTCGTGGGGTGGAGAAGGATCTATGTAACGCTTTTTAACCCATGTAGCTCCTGCACCGCCGGGATTTGCTGTACAGCGCATGTAACACGTTATTTCTGAATCAGTGGTTCTTAGTCTTGAAGCCAAGTAATTCCAACTAAACTCTGTGGGCAGGTGAGTAATTTCATCAAACCCTATCCAACTATATGCTTGACCCTGATAACGATATACGTCTGCATCACGCTCCAAGAAACCAAACTCTATCTTTGCACCGCTTGGAAAGTTCCAGAGCTTCTCAACTTCTTTGTACTTACATCCAGGAAATGCTTTTGGATACAACTCACGGCTCTTGTCTATTAGCTCTCTTAGTTCTGGCATAGAGCGCCGTATAATTAAACCCCTGTGTGCAGACCTATGTGCAAAGCGCAATGGATCTACTAGCATCGCATAGCTTTTACCACCACCTGCCGCTCCACCGTAGAGGACATCCGTTTCCCCTGCGGCAAGGAAATCTTCCTGTGGGCCTTCATTGGCCTTGAAGATAATGTCTTCTTGTGCTTCTTCCGCTAAAGCTTTTGGAAGGTTTTTAAGCTCTGCATCTTCTATGACATTAGAGCTTACTGATCCTTCTAGTTTGCTAAGAGTTTTGTTGGTGGTGATTATTGACTTTTTATAATTCTCTACTTTAGTCTGAGCCGCCTTTAACTTCTTTTGCTTTTCGCGGACTGCTTTCTTTGCATCCATTGTAGCTTTAGTTTTTGAGTGGTAGGTGTATCCACGCCCTTTAGATCCTTTAGCTCTTCCTGACTTTTTGCGCGGTGTGCCATCAACTTTAAGTACGAAACTGCCTTCTTCGTCTTTGAGATAGCTATCAGGATTAACATCCCAATCATTCTGCATGTTTATCTGCGATCTTCTTTAAGCCCATGTGTGATAGTTTACGCCCTGTAATGCTTTCAAGATATAGACTTCCTTCGCGTAGACTTATTGTACGGTCTTTAATCATAGGAAGGATCTTATTTAAAGCTTCTAGTTGTTCTTGTACTGGAGTCAATAACTCTACGTTACCTTCATCTAGCTTATAACCAAAAGGGATAGTGCTACTAGATCTCCTCATATGTACCTTCTATTACTGTTTCATGCTTGGCGGGAAGTATAAATAAACCACCACTAGTATTAACAGTAACATCTAGTCTTTCAGTCTTGCCTAACCCTACCCTATCTAGGATTGTCTGTGCGGCCTGTATACGCATGTTAGCTTGCGGGATAGGCTCTGCACTGTCCATGATGCTAACAAGCTTTAAAGCGGCTTTAGGGGCGCTCTGAGCCAGTATGTTGGTAGCTAGGTCTAAGATCTCTGTCTTTAAGCTCTTAACAACACTATTAATACTAGTCGGGGCATAACCTGCAAGTTCTCCTGCAAGCTTAGTATCACCATTACAGGTTAATAAGCTATCTATAAAAGATTGTTGTTTAGTTGTTAATTCTTTATTGTTATTCATGTACTCTATTATACTGCGATATTAGAGTGTTGTCAAGTCTTTTCTGCATATATATATAAAAATAAGTGAAATAGTTCTTGACAACATGCCAATATCACAGTATAATAGATATTAAGGCCGCAGGGTTATATAGCCTATTCCACCCTATCATCCTATCCCTCCTAATACCCCCTTTAAAAGTAAAAAGAAAAGAGAAAAGAAAAGCTACTTCTTTTATTCCCTTCCCCTATAGAGTCTTTATAGCCCCGCACCTATCTGGTATACAATCTTAATAGCCTGTAAAATGTATGAGGTTTAGTATATAGGGGGGGAGGGGGCTATGGCGACCTGCCCACCCTCTAAAGACTCCACAGTCTATAAAGACCTATCATAGAAACACTTCAAAGTCTATAGAATCTACCAAAACTAAATAAATTAAATGTGTTGATATCTAGTTGCCAAGCCTGTAGGGACTTTAGAGACTGTGAAGCATTAACTTTAAAGACTCCAAAGCCTATATAAATTAACAACTTGTACCATTCTCTTTATTATGCTAGGGATATCATCAAGATTGTACAATTATTGATCAATTCCTCTCTATAGCTCTATAAGCTCATATAATCCATTCTAAGCCACTTTAGCTTAAACCCTGCTCTTACTATCAATTAAACTATTTTCGCAGTCTAGCATTTATCTGTTGACAGTCTATATCTGTCTGTGGTAATTGCGCGCGCCCGTCTCTTTATAGGTTTTATTTCCCTCTTATATAACTGTTATAAATATTTATTTTCATTAATCGTTAAATTTATTTAAATTAAAGCTTGCAATCCGTAAAAGAGTCTTTAAGATGGGTACCAGTAAAGAGATAAAACTAAATAACTTTAACCAATACGGGAATACAGACAATGACTAAATTAGATGCTAAAGATATAAAGCTTGCACAAACACTGGCAAAAGGTTTCAAGGCGGGGATTAAGAATAAGGCAATGCTCACCCCTGTAATTGATTCGGCACTTAGGGCTTGGATAAATGAAAAAAGCATAGCTGATAGAGATTTTATTCTAGCATTCTGGGACGCTTTAAACGAAGATAAGCCAAGCGAAGCAAGTGCGAGAACTATCATTAATCGAAATAGTAAGCGAATCAACAAAGAAAACGGCAATGAAAATGCTCCTGCTTTGACTGTAAAGGATGGGGAATTAGTTGATGTAGTGCCGCGCGGTAGTAAGGGCGGTAATGGTGATGGCGATAGCAGTTTTACAGCCATAGAAACGCCAAAGTCTATAGAGATTCGAGGCAATGTAGCAATTCTAAGCGCGCACCTTGAAACGATTAATGACGTAGCAATACGAGCGGCGCTAAAACAAGCTATCGCAGAATTGGCCGCCAAACTATAGAAATATATCTTGATAGTCGCTTGATTCTGAGCGACTTTATTAGATAGATTTTTATAACTGTTATAAGGGAAAATGAAATGAGTAATTCAAAATTGAATTTGATTTTAGATAGATTAGTTTTTTCTTGGGTGTTTCTGACTGTGCTATATTTGGGTGCTGTCAATCTGGGAGGGTTTTAAAATGTTGAATATTAAAATGATGCGGGCCTGTACATGGTTCGATGATAAGCGCGAACGTGGGTTTGTGGTGGTCAGTGCTAACAGTGTGCTAGAGTTTAGCTTTAATAAACTGCGCCGACCGTATGTAGAGTATGACTTTAAGCATGGCTATTATGTGCTTGTAAACACTGGGTTTTTTAATGTGGGTTTGACCGATAAAGGTTAAATAATTATAACTGTTATAAGGAATTAGATCATGAAATTATTATCAACGAGTGCAAGCAATACAAAAATTGCAAAGACTCAGAAAAAAGAAAAGGTACAAACGCGGGTAGCGTCACTGTCACTTTATCCTGATCACATTATTTGTGCGGGTAGCAAGGCCGCAAAGTGTATGGATGGTTGCTTAAAATCTGCGGGCATGGGTGCGTTTAGTAATGTCAAGGCCGGACGCAAGGCAAAAACAGATTGGTTCCACGCTGATCAGGTAGCATTCTTAGCGCAGTTACGCGCAGAGTTATCTAACTTTGATAAACTTTGCAAGCGTACTGGGTCGGTGGGTGTCGTGCGTTTAAACACCATTAGCGATATTGCGTGGGAGTCTTTAGGGATTCCGCAATTGTTTCCTGACCTGAGTTTTTACGACTACACAAAACGAGTTCAGCGAATAGGTAAGACTCCGACCAATTATAAATTGATGTTTAGTTATAGCGGCGCGCCAACGTATCGTAAACAGGTGGCACAGTTGCCGGACGGATACCCAATGGCCGTAGTATTCAGGCACAGTTTGCCCACGCATTTCAGGGGGCGCGCGGTTATTGATGGTGACAAAAGTGACCTTGATAATCTTCGTGGTGGGCATGTAGTCGTGGGGCTATTGGCAAAGGGCAAGGCCAAGAAAGATACCAGTGGTTTCGTGGTAGATGCTAATCTAATCGCAGTGGGCGGTTAATAATTATAACTGTTATAAGGAGAATGATATGAATTATACAAGAAGAAAAGAGAGGGCGCGTAAGCGTAGGGCGGCGATCATGGTTGAGGCACTGGGTTGGATGGCTGTGTCTATAGGTGTGTCGCTAGTTGGTTTGGTTTGGTACACGTTTGCCGTTGTTGTATTAGGTAACGGCTAATATTTATAACTGTTATAAGGGTACAACATGACAAAATGTAGTTGCGGTAGCAGAGCAGATGTAACAGTACGAAGCAGTTATTACTGTGCGAGATGTTGGATAGTAAAATTTTCTAAAACTAATATAACTTGGAGAAAATCATGATAGTATTTAATTACCCTAGTAAAAAAGAAATGAAAACTAATATTGGAAAGCCATTGAAGTATATAGAAACTAGTTTTTTTGGAAACGAATATGTGAGTGACGGCTATCTGGTCGGTGCTAATAGACCTCACATTACAGGGCTAGGCAGAGAGTTCTTTGCTGAAGTCACAATGAAAAATAATCTAATCGCAGGAGTTAAATAATATGAAGACTTTAATTGAAGCAGTAGAAAAATGGATTGATGATAAGATTACAGATAACATAGCCGTAGATAGGGCTGATAGAATGTCACACTCTGCAACCGTTGATGTACAAGACTTGAATGCAAAGCTCAACGCTATGGAAGAGATTCATATCCGCGATGCTAATAGGATTGCAGACCTTGAGCGCAGGGTACAGTTCTATCAAGACAGCCCTAGTCCTGAGTATAATGACGGCGAAGAGTCTACAGTAACAGAGCTAAGCATGAGGCTAGATGACATGGACTCTAGGTTAGATGATGTTGAGAGCAGTCTGGAAGATAAGATTGATACCTGTGATGCAGATGAGATGGTTGACATAGCTGTAAATGATATAGATTTAGAGAGCCAGATCATAGATGCTGTGCAGTCTGAGATAAATGCAATTGATTTTAAAATAACAGTGGAGAGATAAGTATGAACCATTCAATAGCAGTATGGGAAATTACATTCTACAAAGTAGGCGAAGATGGCGAAGCACTGACAGATAACAAAGGCAACGTACAGCTTTATGATGCAACTAATTATGACTGCTCATACCTTGCAGAAGATTTGGACGATGATGACTTAGAGGAGAGATAACATGAAAAAAGAATATGACTACGATAACCTCCCTGATTTTATTACGAAGGATGAAATGATAGAGCTTGTACCTCAAGCGTTAGAGTATTTTAAAGACTTCGTTCTTGCCGAAGGCGATGAAGAAGAATACTTTGAAATGTGGGTAGGCGATAAGGCTTTTGACCTTAACGTCTGGGATGAAGAGGGTGGCGATAGAAGCGGAAGGTGTTCAGCCTCATTGTATCCTACCTTTGAAACAATAAGAGAGGATACTGGTGGGACGTGGCGAGAAACTGACGGCGAACAGTGGGTAACTTTATTTAGTTGGAGTAAATAATTATGTGGGCAATTGATTGGAACGAGATGGGCTGTACTCAGTATGCTGATACCATAGAAGATGCACATAAGATTGGACAGCGTGGTGGTATATTTTATATAATAACTTACATAGGAAATAGCAATGAAGAT